AAGGCGTTGTTAATCTCTCCGCTAATAATTGATCTTAATTCTATATCTGATATTTTTGCCATTATTATTTCTTTTTAAAAAAAATCTTTTAAATTTTTAAATTTTTTTTTAATTTTTTGCCGTTTTTTTTTAGCATCTTCTTTAAGGTATTTTTTTATACCTTCGATGGTTTCTTCTTGATCTTCCAATATAAAATCTCCAGCATTCCATCTTTTTTTTGCATGTTTTTTTTGTTTTATTAAAAATTTCTCAATCTCTTTATTGGTCATTATTTTCCCTTAATTAAACTATATAATTTGTATTGACCGGAATATGCTTTTTCCAATTGGTTAATTCCGCACCCTCTCCGACAATGCCGGTCCTAAAGGCATCTGCACAGTGCGAGGCATAATTGTGCATGGGCTTGTTTCTGAAGCATTGGTTTTTTTCATCCCACCGTTTTTGATAGGCTTTCAAATATTCAATTCCTTTTTGGCACTTGTTTTTGTCAAACCAGCATTTCGATAAGCCCTTTCTAACCGCTTCAATGCCATCTTCAATTGATAATTTGGGAGCCACCTCAAACGAGATGCCCAGTTCCAACGCACTTTCAAGTCTTGATTTCCCAAACGCACCCAGTTCCCTGACCTTAATGTCGAAGGGAGCTATGTGCTTTGAATAATCAAAACCCTGCTGGTCAAGGATATGGGAATAGTGATCCAGTCCTTCGCCTGCATTTTCGTAATAGTCGATCAACCTGATCTGCCCTCGGTTCCTTTGCACAAACCAAATGGCGGTCTGGTCGTTCATGCCAAGATCCCACCAGGTTTCCACATCAAGATATTCATCATGGGGAACCTCTGCAATTCTTTTCTGCGATTCAAGCTCCTCAATAATGGCTCCGTAGTAGGAGCCGGTAATTGCCGCCTGAAAGGAACATTCAAATTCCTGATCGTACAAATCCTCGGACATCACCGATTGTGCCGCCCTGAGTTCGCCATCGTCAAGAATTTTTGTCTGGCTTGCCTTGAAAACGCAGGTGTACCAATCCTTGTCCGATTTTGCCTTCTGGTGCAATTCGTAAAAATAATTTCTTCCCTTGGGAGTGCCAATAAATACGCACCAACCCTTGCGGTCCGCCAAGGCAGGTCTGATGATTTCAGGAAACAGATTGGGATTAATATTCTGGGATTCATCCAGAACGCATCCGTCTAAAAATATTCCCCTGATGCCCTGGTCGTTCTCTCCTCCAAGGATGGTAATTCTTGAACCATTCGGAAGGTCGCATCTTAATTCAGATTCGTTAAATTTCGTTCCTGGTATTTTGCCGGCATAGGTCTTGATGTAATCCCATGCTGTGGCTTTGCCCTGCTTGAATGTCGGTGCTACAAAGGCATACCTTGCATTAGTCTGTGGGCTGGTCAAGGCAGCTCGTATCATGTGGTTGATGCACATGACTGTTTTGCCTGCCCTTCTGTGCAGGACTAAAACTGAAAACCGGCTCTTATCAATTTTATCATGCAAAAATTTTTGCAATTCTCTTGGTTTGTAGGGAATGATAATTTCCGGCATTTAAAACAAAACCCCCTGATTAGTGCAGGGTGGTTCCAGGCGGAACATAAGAAGGATCAATACCTAGTTCGCTGGCAATGTGGTGGCTAAACTTCTGGGCTTCTTCCTTGTCGTTGAAACCTCCGAAGTGAACGATCACAGTGTTGCTGCTTTCCAGCACATAAACGATGGTTGGGTAGTTTTCTTCTGATCCGATCATTAAATTTTCCTTGTCTGTTTGTGTATGAGTCCTATCAATATTAAACAACCGTCAAATTTTTTTTTGATGGTGTGCCTCGCTAAAAACCCCCTGAATCCTGGTAGTTTTTTCAATAAATTATTAACAACTGATTCATAATCAGTGGTTATTGGTCAATTATCCTTGTTTTTCTTATCTTTTTTAATCTGGGTATGTAGGAAAGTATGCAATTTGTTTAATAAATGTTGAAGGATCTATATTTTTTCTTAATAGTTCCGGTTTGCTGCTATAATCACAGTGTGTCAATGGTTGTTTATAATTTGAAACAACAACATCAACAAGCCAATGAATGCTTGGTGTTTTGTCACTTCTCCCATTTAATTGTCAAAGGTTTATCACTTCCAGATATTGAAAGTTTATCACTTTTTGAATACCTTCCAGGAGCTAACACACTGGAAAGCCATTTGGCGTTTGATTGCATCTCTTTAATTAAGTGAGAATAAGAGAGATCACCCTTCTTCTCTCCATTTTCTAAGTTCTTAATAGCCTCCAGTAGTTTATCATGCGCTGCCGATATTATAATTTCAATACCGATTTTTTTAGAATTGTAATATTTTTCAACTAGCTTTTCATTGTCTTTTAATTTGTTAGCAAACGTAGCCCAGGAAACCATATCCGGATCACTTGTAATCTTCCTAATGGACTCTCCCTGCCTTAATCTATCCAATATTTTTTCTTCAATTTCTTTGTTGTATTTGTTGTATCTTGCCATTGTTTAATATGTTCGTTTAATGTTCTTAATTGGTCCTATCTGTTGCAATTATGCAACACTTCCTGGTTATGTTTCTTGTTAATATAATTATCTCTTATCTATAATTTATCTGTTGACACTTTGTTATCGTTAGTCCATATTCCAGTTATGATTCAAATTAACTTAATTAATAGAAAGAGAGGAAAAATGAATCACACATTACAATTCGACAAAGTTGACTATTTAAACAATGGAAGAAAAAATTGTTTAATAGAAGTTGAAATTGATTTTGATGGTGAAAAGTTTTCAGCATCAGGAACAATTTGGAATCATTTAAAAACTGATTGCTATTCTGGCGGTCAAAATTTAGATGAGATCAAAAAAATGATACCAAATAATAAATTGTTTAATAAAATTTATAAAATTTGGAAACAATATCATTTAAATGATTGTACTGCTGGATCACCCAAACAAGAAGAATATTTAAAATCTATTATCAAGCCTGATAATGCAGATTCTTACACATGGGAGTGTGAGCAGCTAAAAAAAGTCAATTTATTAAATGATAAGTCTTTTATCTATGAGGGTAAACCATATCAATATGGTTCTGCCTGGTTGACAACTCCAATACCTGAAGAAGTTAAAAAAGAAATTAAATCAATTCAGGAGGTTGCATGAATAAATTTATAAAAGATAAAATTTATTATCTACCGAAGTTAGATTGTAAAATTAAATTTATTGAAATCAATAAAACTTATTCAATAGATTTATTTGAATTTATTATTGTTAATACAAAAAATAAAAATTCAAGACTCGTTTTATGCGCTAGCGAAGTTCAACCTTTAAAGGACCAGGAGGCAGCATGAATCAACTAAGCACACATAAGCCTATTCAATTTGAAATTTATAGATCTATGGGACATTTAAAGCCTATTGATTTTAAAATAGATAATAAAGGATCAGGCTATTACACCTATAATCCCTTTAAAACTAAAAGCTCAAAGACTCAATTCTTTAATGATGCTTTTACCTGGTTGTCTCATTATTCAATAAAATATTTTAATAATGATCAGGATTTTAAAGACAATATTCAAGCTCAACTACAAGGTTGTTTATATAATCTTGACTCTAAGCCTAACAACCTGCTTGAATTTTTTAAAAGGCTCAAGAGGTTGAAGTCTCATCATTTTAATAATTGGACCTTCAATAAATTTTTAACAAAAAAGGAGTCAATATGAATAATGCCGGCTATAACATGCAGGTTGCTAAAACAATCAAAAGCCAAATTAACCAGCGCAAACTATGGTCTTATGGCGCACACAAATATATGTGCATTAATGAAAATGGTTTATATGGTCTACAATTTTTAGTTCAAAAAACAACGAAACTACTAGATCAAAGAGCTAAGCCAATTATAAAAATCATTTTAAATGGCATAGATCTATACAATGTTAGTTTAACTCAAAGATCTAAAAAACAATGGGTTACTGAGACTAAAAAAGACATTTATTGTGATCAATTAAATGTAATTTTAGATGATCTTTTAGAAACTAAAGACTGGCTCAAAACATGCCCTGATTCACAATATTATATAAAAAAGGAATCCGCATGAAAAATCTATCCGAGCAATTAAAGGCGCTAGATAACTTTACATATACAGATACAAGAGGAAAAACAGATAAACATTTAAAAAAATTACCTCTTAAATCTAAAAAGTTATTTTTAAAAATACTTAAAAAGCATCATTTAATTGAGGATCTAAGGCGGTCAAATGAAAACTGAATTTATTTTATATGGTTTAAAATTGAATGAGCCTGATTATTTGGAAAGTATTATTTATACTTCCTATGATCGCAATGAAATTGACAAGGTTAAAACTTTGGCAATTAAAAAAGGTTATGTAAAATTTAGAGTTGCAACCTTTAACGGTAAAGCTCCTAATTTTAATGATCCTAAATTAATCAATGTATAGGAGATAAAATGAATAGATGTGAGCAATATTTAAGATCACAATTTGAAAGACTTAAAACCACTAAATACGGTT